ATGGGCGTGCGGCGCACAGCTGTGCGGCCGACAAAGGCCGAGGCTCAGGCCTGGGCTGTCGCTGAAGAGGCCGCGATTTTGGCCGGCGCACGGGGCGAGTTTCCCCGGCGCACCTTGGCCGAGGCCGTAGAGAGATATCGGTGCGAGGTCACGGACAAGAAGCCGTCATCGACGGCGCGGGCCGACAACTTGCGTTTCGACGCTTGGCTGCGCGATTTTCCCGAGCTGGCGGCCAAAGTCTTTCATGAGGTCACGGGGGACGATTTGGCGCGCTGGCGTGATGCCAGGCTGAAACAGGTGTCCGGGTCCAGCGTGTTGCGTGAAGCACAGCAGTTCCGGCCCATCTGGTCGCTGGCCGTCAAGCAGTGGAAATGGGCAGGCAAAAGCCCGTGGCCAGAAATCAAGCTCCCTGGGAAGGCCCACGCTCGACGGCGCACAGGGCAGTGGTCCGAAATCCGGCTGATGCTGCGATCTGCAATGGTTTCTCCACGCGTGGCTCCCGTGGCCCCCATGCAGCAGGCTGCGTGGGCCATGCTGGTGGCCCTGCATACCGGCATGCGAAGCGGCGAAATCCTGCGCATGTCACGCAGCAACGTGGATCTGCGGCGCAAAGTCTACGAGCTGCCTCACCACAAGACAGAGGCCATCGTGGGGGCGCGGCGCGTGCCACTGACAAGCCGCGCAGTGCGCCTGCTGCGCGTGTTGGACGCCTCAGCCGAAGCTGCTGGTCGTGACGCCTATTGGACCATCAGCGATGCGAGCCGCGACACGCTCTACCGCAAGCTGCGGGATCGGGTGATGGTTGAGGGCCTGCGCTTCCATGACCTGCGCGCCACGGCCCTGACGTGGCTCAGCAAGCGCGTGGACGTGATGACGCTGGCCCGCATCAGCGGCCATGTCGATATCAATGAGCTGTTCAATACCTACTATCGGGAATCGGCCGAAGACATCGCCGCACGGCTTTAGGCCATTTCATAACCCACCTGTTATTTTTTGCCTTTATCACCCCTGGGTGATTTTGGAGCACGCCATGGACTACCTGTTGCAGTTGCCGCACCAATTGGCCCCACAGCTCAAGTCATTGCGCAAGGCGGCCGGCATGAGCCAGGCCCGACTGGCTCACCTGCTTGGAATCTCCCAGGCCCGTGTGGCGGTGATAGAGCGCGATCCGCTGGCTGTCAGCGTCGGCCAGCTGGCGGAAATTTTGCGGCTGCTGGATGTTCAGTTGGTGCTGCGTGCCAATGATGTGCCGGGCTCTGGGCGCGAAGCCTTGGAGCTGCCGCCCGGCTGGCAGCTGCGCAAGCCACAAGGGCACTGGTAGTCCCTCTCAATGCTCAATGGCGCCCCTCTGCCCATGCTTTCACGTCTGCCACGCGCCAGTAGCGAATGCGGCGGCTGGCGTTGATGAACGGCTTGGGGAAATCCGGGCGCTTGGTCAGGCGCGCAGTGACGTGCTCGCGGCTCAGTCCCAGATATTCGGCAATTCCTTGGGTGTCCATGCGGGGGGCGGTGCTCAAGTGCGGGTTCATTTCGTTGGTTCCTTTGGGTGTTTTTTGGGACTGGTTTTTTTGGGGCTGGTTCGCACTCATGGGCTTACTTCTTGTGGCGCCGGCACGATGGCATCGGCCCGGATGGTGCCGGCCAGGATGCGCGCGGCCAGCTTGTGAGCGCCGTCGAACACCTGGCCGGCGATGTCGCCGTTTTCGACAAGCAGATCGGCGGACAGGTCCGCAGCCGTTGCCAGCTGCGCCGCCCATGCTGAGTCCCATCGGGCGCCGTCGCATGCCATCTGCACAACGATGGCCAGGGAGTGGTGCAGGCCGTGGGCGTTGCGCGCTTCGGGCGGCAGGCGGGCCGACACTTCGGCGCCGATTCCCACCAGTTGGGCCAGGAATGCCAGCAGCTCCCGCTGCTCGCTGCCGTGGTCGGCCATCAGCATGGCTACGGACCTGTCGCGCAGCTCGCGGGCCATCGCCCGCATGGCGTGACCTCGCCAGATAGGCGCGCCCTGGGGGTTGTAGTGCTTGCGCTTTGTGTGCTTTTTCATGTTTTTCGGCTCCTATTCGGCTATCGCCAGCTGGGTTGGCTGCGCAAGCGAGGTTGGTTTGCTGCCGAACACCCCCCAGGACTGAGCGGCGCCGTACAGTGCAGCCAGCCACTCCAGTTCGGCGGGAATTGCTCCGTTGCCCGGGCGATAGGCGCAAGCTTTCACGAGCTGCAGACGGTCCACGATTTCGCCCAGGAGCCAGCGCATTTTTATCTCTGTGCCACGCGCCTGGTGATGGAGCGATTCGATACGCACGCCCCCGTTCTCGGCACTGGTCCACTGCGCTTTGAGTTTGGCCAGGTCGGCAGGCTCAAGGTTGATGTTGCAGACCATGGCGCCGCCGATGTAGGCCATCGTCTCCAGCTCGGCCGCGTGCCAGGCTGCAGCCCACAAGGCCAGGTACTCCATGGGGGGCGCTTTGGCATCGCGCGAGTCCCTGCCGAAGCGGATATCGAAGGCCCGCCGCATGGCAATGGTCCGGCCCTCTGCTGGCTGGTCCAGCGCCACGCCCGACACGTGGTCTGCCGCGCGCTGCAGCGCGTCGATGGTGGATGACAGCTCGCGTCGGTGCTCCAGCAGGGCCTCGTCGCCGGGCTGGCTTTCGAGCTGCGCCAGGACTTGCACAAGCTCCGCGTGGTGCTGCTCGATCAGCACGGGCAGCGGTGGCGCCATGCAGGTGATGACGACACCGAACCCATGGCCGTGCTTGTCCCGCAGCGCCTGAAGAATTTCAGTGGAGACTTCGCTTTCTTGGATGTAGACGATTTGCATGGCTCAGGCCTCCGGGCGCTCAACGCGCAGCACGGGACGGCCCGTGGCCAGGTGCGCCAGGTTGCTGGCCGCGCTGGCGGTGGGCGCGCTCAGGTTGTGGGTGGGCAGCAGGCCGGCGTCGGCCAGCTGCTCCAGCTCGGCGGCCTCGATGTGCGCCGGAATGATGGTGGCGCGATAGGTACGCATGGCGGTGGTGGCGTGTTGCATGGTGGTTCTCGGGGTGGTTGGTGGTTGCGGGGTCAGCCGACCAGGCGCAGCTGGGCGGGGTTGATTTCGGTGGCCACGGCGCGCGGCTTGCGCTGTCGGCGGGGCTTCGCAGCGGCCAGGCGTGCGCGCTCGGCGGCGAACACGTTGGCCAGGTGGTCGGGCGGCGTGCGGTCGCTGCGCACGTAGTCGCCATTGATGGAGCGGGCCCAGCAGTGCACGCGGGGCTCGGTGCGGCGGGCGGCGAGGGTGATTTCGGGCATGGGGTGGCCTCCTTTGCGGGATCAGCGGGAAAAAACGGGGGAAGGGGTGGCGGCGGCGGGCCGGTAGAGCACCGAATCGGGGCTGTTGGGACTGCTCCAGTCCTCTGCCTCGTGCCGGCCGCGCCCGAAAAGTGCTCGCAGCGTCTCGCCGCGCAGGCGGGCCGTACAGTTATTGAAACCAGTCCAAGGGCGCGCCAGCGGCGCGCGGTCAGCGCCCATCGCAAGCGCCTTGCCGCTATCTGCGTCCGTGCACGTTGCGGGGTCGAAAGTCTCGGTTTCCTTGGCCACGCTGCGCCAGGAAATGCGGCGCGACACCAGCCAGCGGCCGGCGCGGGTTTCCAGGCCCACCACGCGGCCCTGGCCTGGGGCGATCTCTTCGCCGTACTGATTCACGGCGCCGGCCGGCACGGGGCGGCGCGCGATGCTCAGGTGCCAGCGGCCACGGCCCACGCAATGGCCGCCCATGGCCTCCATATAGCGGCGCCAATCGGCCTTGATGTCCTCGCTGTGCTTGTGGCACGCGCCCCAGGCCTGCCAGGTGGCGCGGTCGCCGTCCAGGCGCATGGTTTCGATCTGGTCTTTGCCCACGCGGCGCAGCTCGCGCCACACGCACACGCTGGGCATGCCAATGGCTTGGAACTGGCGAATGCCCCAGCAGGCGGCCCAGGCGTCTACGCGGCGGTGGCCGGGCATATCGCCCTGCTCCACGTCCCACAGCTGGCCTTGCACCACATCAAGGTGGTCCGCCAGGGCCGCATGGCCCACGCTCTTGGCGATGTACTTGGCCACATAGCCGGCCGCGCCGCCCGTGGTCATGCGCTTCACGTTCACGCGGTTCTTGGCTGCGCCGCGCTCGTCGCCATCGTCTTTCAGCCACCACTTGCGAATGGCCGCCTCGATGTGCTGGGCGTGGGCTTCGCACTCGGCCCAGACCAGAGCGTGCCAGTGCGGTGTGGCGTCGTGGTGGGGCTCGGCCACGCGAATGCCGTACATGGCAATGCCCACGTTGCTCAGGTGCGCACGCACGCGCGCCCACTTGTCGCGCAGCCACATCTGGGCATCGCGCGGGGTGCTCACGCCGTCATAGCGCGGATTGGGGCGGGGCCGGCCGCCGCTGCCCAGCGTCACGGCGTGGAAGCGGCTGGGCGCAGTCAGCGTCAGGAACAGGCCCACATGATTGCGGGCATCGGCGTATTCCTCGGCGCCACGGATGCGCGTCATCAGCTCGCCACCACGAATCACGGGGTTCGATGGGGACAGGGCCGCCAGTTCGGCCAGCGTGAAGACCTGGCCGGCCTCGTTCTTGAACAGCGAGCGCTCCAGCGCCTTGGCGTTGCGCTCCACCTGTGCGGTGCGACGGCGCACCGTGGCATTGCTGGCATAGCCGCCCGCAAAACGGTTGACCACGCCCAGCTTCACGGCACCGGCTTCCACGGTGCGCGTGACATGCTTGCGCAGCAGGCGCCGCCACCAGGCCGAATCCATGGCGCGGCGGATGGCGGGCTCACCCACCAGCGGGGCGGACTCCTGCACGCCCATCATGCGCAGCATCAGGCGCACCAAGTCCACGCGGGCCGGCAGGTCCATGGCCTGGGCTTGGGCGCCTGCATCCAGCTCGGCCACTTCCTCGGCCAAGCGCTTGGCCATGGCGCATATTTCGTAGTCGCTCAGGTTCCACTCGGCCGCATTGCCGTGGCGCGCTGCAAAGTCGTCAATGGCCACCAGCGCGTCAAAGCACGCTGCCCACTCGGGCAGATTGCCCGCGCCCAGCTTGCCCAGGCCCATGGCGCGGATGGGCTGCAGCCACTGCGGCGGCAATGCCTTCTCCAGCGCCTGCATGGCGGCTTGCACCATGTGGGGCCTGGGCTTGTGGCGCTCCCATTCCTGCTGCGATGCAGTGCGCAGGCGGCGGCCGGTGGGCTTGGCGTTGAGCAGCGCGGACATGGCTAGTTCCGCAGGGTCAGCGAGCGCAGCCCGGCCATCTCGTCGGCCAGGTAGCGGATCTGCGCTTTGATGGCGGCGCGCTCGGGCGGCGGCAGTTCGCGCCACTCGCGCAGGGCCAGCTCTTCCATCTCGCCCTCGATGCCCGCCAGCAACAGTGCAGCCATGCGCGTGCTGACGTGCAGGCCGGACCACTCGCGCGCCTCGGCATCGCTCCATCGGCCATTGCTGGCACGGCGCACGGCGTCATCCTTGAGCGCGCGCAGGCGGGCGCGGCATTCGTCCGGGCTCAGGCCCGCGAACTCTGGCGCCACGGGCCGCGGCGGCAGGCGGCGCAGGATCGGCGCCAGGGCCGGCAACTGGTCATGCAGGGCCACCAGGCGCTGGAACTCGGGCGCGGACAGGTCGGCCAGATTCATCGCGCCCCCCTGGGCATGCCCACAGCCTGAAACTGGCGGATGCCCCAGCACGCGGCCCAGGCGTCCACGCGGCGGTGGCCGGACATGTCGCCCTGCTCCACGTCCCGGAGCTGGCCCTGCGCCACGGCGAGGTGGTCCGCCAGGGCCGTATGCCCCACGCTCTTGGCGATGTACTTGGCCACGTAGCCGGCCGCGCCGCCCGTTGTCATGCGCTTGACGTTGATGCGATTCTTTGCCGCGCCGCTCTCGTCGCCATCGTCGGCCAACCACTTGTCGCGGATGACCTGTTCGATGCGTTGCGCTGCGCCCTCGTGCTCGGCCCAGACCAGGGCGTGCCAGTGGGGTGTGGCGTCGCGGTGGGGCTCGGCCACGCGGATTCCGTACATCAGCACGCCATCGCGGTCCAGCTGCGAGCGCACGCGCTGCCACCTGTTGCGCAGCCACAGCTGGGCATCGCGCGGGGTGCTCACGCCGTCATAGCGCGGGTTCGGGCGGGGCCGGCCGCCGCTACCCAGGGTCTCGGTGTGGAATCGGCTGGGCACGGTCAGGGTCAGGAACAGGCCCACATGGTTGCGGGCGTCCGCGTATTCCTCGGTGCCGCGAATGTGGGTCTCCAGCAGGGCCGGCAGGCGCTGGAACTCAGGTGCGGACAGTTCGGCCAGATTCATTGGGCACCCCCGTTCATACGCACTGCCGTCATGAACCAGGGCAGGCCGTAGATGCGTTCCACGGCGGCCTGGGCGGCTGCGCGACTCACGGCGCTGAGCACGAGGCGGCGGCGCACATGCTGGGCATCGATATGGGTGATGGCGTAGCTGCTCATGCTGCACCGTCCTTGGCCATTTCGTTGACGCCTCGCGCGAACTCGGCCGCTTCCATCAGGGCCCTTGCCAGCTGTTCGGCTGCGTCCGGTGTCAGGTCGCCCGATGCCAGGCCGGAGCCGCCCGCGAATCCTTGCAGCATGTACATGTTCAGGGACACGGTGGCGGCATCCTTGGGCCGCAGTTGCTCCGCAAACACGCGATAGCTGACGCCAGCTCGTGCCGCATCAATGAAGCCCTCGCTCATCTCGACACGGCGGAACCATTCATCGCTGGCGGGCGGTGTCGCCAATTCACGAATGGCTTGCGCCTTGCAGCCCGCGTCATGCAGGCCTTGCAGCAACAGGCAAAGGTTGGCGCCGTCCAAGTCCAAACCCATGCTGAAACCGGCCGCGCTCACTGACAGCACCACGTCTGCAGAGTTGACTTCACTACCTCTTTCAAGGCGCGAGTAGATGCCAACGGTTGCTTTCCCCATCCCCAGGAGGGCGTGCCCTTGCCAATGTGCGCAGCTGCTTCCGGGGCGCAGCTCTGTGCGGTGTGCGGTGGTCATGCCGCACCCCCTTGAGCCCCGGCCGCAGCTGCGCGCGGGTCCACATAGAAAGCCAGATGCAGGCCGCCCAGGTCCAGCTCCACGGCAAAGCCGCCATCCTTGAATGCGGCCTTGTTGCGGGCCTTGCCGCCCATGCCCATGAAGGCCTGCAGCATGCGGCCGTTGCGGGCGCGGTCCTGGCCGCCGTGGATGAACAGGCCGCCGATGTTGGCGCACTCATGGCCGCCCAGCTCCACGCCAGCGGCGCGCAGCGCGGGCAGGTGCTGCTGCAGCCGCTGCAGGTCGCTGGCGAGGCCGTCAATTTCCTTGAGCCGCGCAGCGTGCCGGGTGTGCTCGGCCCGCAGGGCCTCATCCACCAGGGTGATCTGCTGCGCGGGCCGGGGCCTGCGGAGTTCAAAGAATTGCATTGCGTCCTCTCGGGTTGCGTTTTTCAGGGTGAGCACGTCCCGCAGGGCCTTCATTCAGGCTCCACAGGAACAGGGGGAACGGGGTGGGTCAGGGCAGGGCGCGCGGCCCTGGCGTCAGTCCGCTGGCGGGCTGGTGCCGAACAGCTCCAGGGTCACAGAGGCGGTCTGCGTGGTGCGGTATTCCGATGGCTGGGCACAGGCCAGCTGCTCGCGCATCAGATCGCGGCGCACATGGGTGCTCAGGGGCAAGCGCACGGTGGGGTTGGGCGTGGCGCTGGGGCTCAGGGTGCGCGTGATTTCCATCGTGGCGCTGAACGTGTGGCCGCACTCGAAATTGGTGCAGGCGAAGGCGTATTCCCGCGTCAGGTTGGTGACCTGGTTGCTGCGGCGGATGGTGGCCGGGCTCTCGCAGTGCGGGCAGGCGATGCGGTGGAATTCGGTTTTCAGGCGCGGGCCATCTTCTTGGGCCGGTGCCTGCGCGTCTGCGGTTGTTTCCGGCTTGGGCAGGTTGTTACAGCCTTGCGCGCCTTTTCGTACACCGGGGCGCGCCTTAGCGGCGACCTTGCCAGGCCTGTGGCTTACAGCCAGTGCGGCCTTGGTGAATCCAAGATTCGGCTGCGTGCCGATCAGGGGCTGGAAGGGGTTTGGAGCTGCCTGTGCCATGGCTTTGCCTTAGGCGCGGTCGCCGGTAGCGATGCTGTCAGCGGCCCGGGTGCTGAGCTTTGCCATGGCACCCAGCTCGATGCGCCCCAGGTGCTCATACATCTCCATGCCCATCAGGTGAATCATGCGAGCGAAATTGCTTTGGCTGCGGCCTTCGTTGGATGCGCCGCTTTGCACTGCCAGGCGCTCACCGTTGGTGAGCCGAAGGGCAATTTGCTTGTCATGCACAAGGGGCTCGACCGTGGCCGAGCCGTAGCGGGTCTGGCGTGCTTGGGTGGTCATGTAGTATTTGGATCTAGGTTGTTACAAGGTGGTGCGACTTTCTCACACAAACGTGGGTTAGTCAACGATTTATTCATCAAATGGATGATTTTTGCGAAAAATTGCGCGAGGAGAGAAAGCGGCTAGGCATGAGCCAAGACGCTTTCGCTGACCTCGCTGGCGTCTCCAAGAACTCGCAGTTCAACTACGAGGCAGGAGTGCGTCAGCCGGATGTGGCCTACCTCAAAACAATCCAACAAATGGGGGTCGATATCGTCTACCTGTTCACGGGCGGCCGTTCGTTTGACCCCAGCGCGACAGAACACGCACAGCCGGCCGCTACGCTTGCCGCCCGACTGAAGCAGGAGCGCAAGCGGCTGGATCTGACCGTGGGTCAGCTGTCCGAGAAATCAGGCGTGGACCGCTTGGCCCTGCTGAAGTTTGAAGAAGGCGAGTTCGCGCCAGACGCCAAGGCGCTGCAGCAGCTGCATGCCGTGGGCGTGGATGTGGGCTATGTGTTGCTGTCGCTGCGGGCAGGGGCGGCGGGCGGCCAGGCTGGCGCAAAGGCCTCAGTCAGCTCTGACACTCAGGTGCTGCTGCAGCACTACGACAAGGTGCCCCAAGAGGCACAGGCTGCGCTGCGCACGCTGGCGGCCATGCTGGCGCGCGCCTGAGCCAGCACCTGTTTTTCACCACTGGAGGGAGAGGGCATGAAGAAATACCTACTGGCGCTGGGCCTTGCGGCCGTGGCCACGCTGTCGCATGCGCAGTTCAAGGGCAGCATTGAAAAGGTCATGGAAGAGATGGGCGATTTCTCGCCCGACAACAAGACCTTCGAGGTCATCACGGCAAAGCCCCTGCACATCCGCCTGTCCCCGCGCGTGATGACGCTGGCGGCGCCTGAGCAGACCCGCGAAGAGGTGCTGCGCGCCGTGGTGTACGGGGTCTACCGCACATTCATCCACACAGATCAGGCCCAGGTGCAGGTGACGGCGCAGCCGGTGCTGATGGTGCCCAAGCCCACCGTGCTGGATTCGCCCCGCGCCACGGTATCGGTGACACGCGCCAAGGCCCTGCAGGTCGCCCAGAAGACCCTAGGCGTGAAGTCGTTCAATGATCTGGTGGACAGCGACGACACATGGAGCGACAAGATGCAGAACGGCCGCTACCTGAGCCGCAAGCCCGGCCTGGCCAAGCTGGCTCAGGATCTGGGCGTGGTGTACGTGGGCAAGTGATAAGCGCGCCAAGCATGCGCTGCCTGACATTGGCGATAGCGCTCGCGGCTTGCCTTGCATCTACCCAGGCGGCATGGGCCGCAAACTACCCCTGCAGCGGCCGTAAGGGCGGCGTGGCACATTGCTCTGGTGCGCAGTTTGTGTGCAACGACGGCTCGATCAGCGGAAGCAAGCGCCACTGCAGCGCCGAGCTGGGCCAATCATCACCGCGTGCGCTGTTGGCGCCCAGCCGGGCCGGGGCATCAGCAGGCGACTGCTCATGCCGATCCGGGGGCGTATGCACTGGACCAAGGGGTGGGCGGTACTGTATTTCGGACTCAGGGAAGAAGAGCTATTTGAAGCGTTGAACAGAGCTGCGGGCGGCCTGCGTCAGCTTATTCGCCGGTGGCAGTGTCGCCGCCTGCTTCCAAGCTGTCCGCATCATCCTCCGCTCGGGCGTCTCCCCCGCCCTGGCGCTCCAGCTCGATCTGCGTGGTGAATCCCCCATCTCCCAGGGCATGCTCCACGGACTTGACCAGCCAGCCCTCGCCGTCAATCTCGGGCTTGAAGCCCTCCACGGTGACGGCCGCCTGCGGCATCAGGTGGGGCCGGCCCAGGGCCAGGGCCAGGGAGAGAGTGGCGGCGCCACGGTCCACGCGCTGCATCTCGGATTGCGCGGCCTGGCGCGCGGCGTCGGCGCTGGCGAAGGTGTCTTTCAAAGTCTTCACGCTGCCCTTGGTGGTGCCAGCCACCACGCCTCTGCGGCGGGCGCGCTTGCCGTCTGTCCAGTACGCCCGCACCCCGGTGTAGCTGGTGCGGTCTGCGGTGTGCCATCGGTGCTGGTCGCCCGATGCGCGCGTGATGTGCATGGGGGCGATGGGCTGGCCGCTGGCGTTGGTTCGGCTGTTAGTGCGCAGAAAGATCAGCTGTCCCTTTTTGACCGTGGCCACGGCGTCGTGCTGGCGGGCCAAGCGGGACAGAAAATGCAGGTCCGATTCGTTGGTCTGGTCGATGTGCTGCACGCGGCGCTCGGCCAGTTCGGGGGCGATGCGCGCGGGCAGGCTGTTGCGCGCGGCAATGTCCTGCACCACGTCGCCCACGGTGGTGTCATTCCAGCTGTGGCTGGCGCGCTCGCGCAGGCTCTTGGCCATGTCGGCGCTGCGGGCGCGCACGCTGATGCGGTCGGGGCTGCCGCCGTGCTCCACTTCGTCCACCACAAAGCTGCCCTTGTCCACCATGCCCTCATTGAGCCAGCCCAGGCGAATGGAGATGGTGGCGCCCTTGGGCGGGATGGCCATGCGGCCATCTGCATCGTCCAGCGTCAGGTCCAGCTGGTCCGCCTCTTCGCCACGGCTTTCGCGCAGGCGCAATTCGATCAGGCGTTTGCCGACCTTGGGCGTGATGTTGGTGCCGTTGATGGTGAGTTCGTAATCGGGCTGCTGGTAGGCGCCCGTGGCTTGGTTCTCTGTGCCTGCCATCACATCCACCAGTCCCAGAAGTCGCCATCGTCCCAATCACCGCCGCCCGTGCCGCCGTTTGTCCCCCCATTTGTGCCGCCGCTGGGGTCGGCCTGGGCATCGTCCACGCGGGCCAGCTCCACCGTGAAATCGATGCGGCGGGCCACGCCTTCCTTGACAAACACGCTGCCGTTTTCGCTCAGGCGCTGGATGACCCAGGCGCCCAGGTTGTCACCCGCGCCGTTGACCATGGCGTAGGCGCTGCCGGCGTCTGCCATCTTGCGTAGCTCATCCAGGGTCTTGCGGCCGCCACGGAATTCTGGGACGAACAGGCCTGTAAACGTGATCGTGTCATCACCCTGGCCCACGTACTGGCGCGCCGGCCTGGCGCCCACGCGGCTGTTGCTGGGGTGCCGCCAGTCGGTGGCGCGCTGCATTTCCTGATACGCCACGGTATCGAGGCCAAACACGAATTGGCCCAGGGTCATCATTGGCATGGGTCGGGCTCCTATCCCTCGGTGTCACTGAGCTGGCTGAGCACGCGCGACTTGTTGGCACGCTCGCGCTTGTCCAGCTCGGCCGCCACGGCGCGGGCGATGTCCTTGGGGTCCATGCCCTGCGCAGCGTGAATGGTGATGGTGATGGGGCCGCTGGCCGCCGCCATGGGCGCGCCCGCGCCGGCTGCGTTGCCGCGCCCCAGGGCGCTGCCGCTGGGCGCCATCAGCGGCGCGGGTGCAGCGAATGCTGCAGGCATATCCGCCATGGCCGGCACGGCCGCAGCCATGGGCAAGGCCTGGGCGGCGGCCAGCGCGTCGGTGCCGGCAGCAGCCATGGGTGCGGCCGTGGCGCCGGCTAGGCCCACGGCGGCCGCTGCGGCCAGGCCCTGGCCTTTCTGGATGCCCACGGCCGCGCCCTCGGACACCCAGCCGCCGTATTCCATGAACACACGCGAGGGGCTTGCAATGCCCAGCGTTTCCTTGAACCACTGGCCCACGGATGTGGCGGCGCCGATCACGGTGTCTTTGAGCGCGGTGAGCTTGGCTGTTACGCCGCTGATGAGACCATCGATCAGCTGCCCGCCAATCTCCACGAAGCGGCCCGCCAGACCCTGCAGGTCGGTCCACAGGGACATGGCGCCGGCCTTGATTTCTTCCCAGCGCGTGACAATGAGGTAGGCCGCAGCGGCCAGGGCCACTAGGGCGATGATGACCACGCCGATAGGGTTGGCCGCCAGGGCGGCATTCATGAGCCACTGCGCGGCCGTGAACGCCTTGCTGACGATGGCCGCCGTGCGGCTGGCGGCCGTTCCCGCCACCATGGCACCCGTGTGTAGCATCCAGGCCGTTCGCACGGTCACCAACACGCCCTGCACGCCGAGCATCGCGCCCCGAATGAGGGCGAAACCGTAGCCGAAGGCAATGGCCGCCACCTTGCCCAGCACAAGCGCGGCCACGAACAGAACAATGCCGCGCGTGACCCCCGGGTAGGCCTGGGTGAGTGCGGACAGGCGCTCCATCCAGGGCGCCAGCAGGGTGAGCCCGTCATTGAGCGCAGGCAGCAGCATGTTGCCGATGGAGATGCCCATGGCCGCCGCCTGGTTGCCGGCCAGTTTCAGGCGGTTGGCGGTGGTGGCGGCGCGCTTTTCGTACTCGGCATTCACGGCGCCGCCGTACTTGCTTTCGTCCGTGACCTTCTCGAAGTTTTCTTTGAGGGTGTCCAGCTGGCTGAGCAGGGGCGCAATGGCTTTGATGGATTCCTTGCCGAAGAGGGTCTGCAGGGCGGCGGCCTGCTGGTATTTCTCCAGCCCGCGCACCTTGTCGAAGACGTTCATCATCGTGGCCGTGGCGTCCTGCTGCATGCTCTTGGCCACTTCCACGGCGTCCAGGCCCAGGGCCTGCAGGCCCTCGCGCTGGCTCTTTGTGGCGCTTTCGCCGGCCACCAGGGCAAGCATCAGGTTTTGCACGCCCGTGGCGGCCACTTCCTCCTGCACGCCCATGCCCGCCAGCGTGGAGCCCAGGGCCGCAATGCCCCCGGCCGCCACGCCTGCCACGCCACCCAGCGGCCCCACGCGCGTAACGATGTTCAGGATCTGCTTTTCGTTGGCCGCGCCCGTGTTGCCCAGCAGGTTGATTTTGTCGGTGAGCGTGGCCACTTCCGGGATGGACATGCCAAAGGCAGATTTCATCTTGGCCATGGCTTCGCCGGACTCTTCAGCCGTCATGCCGAAGGCCGTGCCCATCTTCACGGCGTGCTCTACAAAGCCCACCTGCCCGTCGCCGCCCAGCAGCTGCTTTTCGTCCAGGCCGGACTGGCCGCCCAGGGCCATGATCTGGGCAATGTCCTTGGCCGCCATGGGCAGGCGCTTGGACAGGTCAATGGCACTTTGGGACATGCGCTCCAAGCCGCTTTTGTCCAGGTCCATGACCTTGTCCACGTCGGCCATGGACGACTCGAAATCAATGGCCATCTTCAAAGGCGCGGCCAGCGATGCGGCCATGGCGGCGCCGTCGAACAGGGCGCCACGCGCATCTCCCCGGGCGGCCTTATTGGCGTCCACGGCGGCGCGGTGCTTGTTGGTCAGCTCCTGCGCCTTGCGTTGGCGTTCCAGCGCCTTGGTGGTGCGGTCCACGGCTTCGCGCAGCTTGCCTTCGGCCTGGGCCGCATTGGTAATGCCCATTTCAGCCAGGCCAGCGCGCAGGCGTTTGGTCTGGTCAATCTGCCGCTGATAGGTGGCCGCGAGTTTTTGCACTGCGTCGCCAGCGGCGCGGTACTGGCCGCCTGCGGCCTTGGCCGCCTCGCCACCCTTGAGCATTTCCGCCACCAGTGCAGCCTTGGCCGTGCGCGCGGCCTGCAGCTTGGCCTGCGTTTCGCGCAGGCTGGCCTGCATGGCGTTGGCCTTGCCCACGGCGGCCTGCTGCTGCTGGAGCTTGCGCAGCACGTCCTGGGTGCTGCTCACATCCGTATTCAGCGCACGGGCTCCTGCGCCTATGCGCTTGAGAGGCGCTGATACCCGGTCGGCCAGGTCCAGCAGTACCTGCAGCTTTAGCTTATCCATGCTTGTTCATCTGTTGGAAGCGGTCCACGGCCAGGGCGCGCCAGTGCATCAGCTCGGTCAGGTCCATGGGGTCCATGTCAACGGGCCGCCAGTGAAAGATGGCGGCCACGTCGGCCATGGCGTCCTCTACGCGCCCAGGGATTCCATGGCCATCGCCTGATTGGCCTTGGCCGTCTGCAGCTGCTGCTCCGGCACCAAAAAACTGACCACCTCCGAGGCGCAGGCCACGAAGTCCACGGGGTCCATGCCCGCCACGTCTTCGCGCGTGAGGGTGGGGGTGGAGATGCGGGGCAGCAGCAGCATCACCGACTCGGCACGCAGGGCCAGCAGCTCGGCCAGGTTGATGCCGCGCAGGGCGCCGGCCAGGGGCTTGCGCAGCGTTACCACGTCGATGACGCCACTGCCGCGCGGGATCGGTGTTTCCAGCGTGACGGTGACCTGCACGGCCTTGGCGCTGGGGGTGGTGTCGGTGGTCTTGGCTCGGGTGTCCATAGGTGCCTCGGTGGTTGGTTGTGGTGAAAAAAATGCGCCGGCCAAGGGTGTGGCCATGGCCGGCGCGAAGGGCCGTTTCCCATGCGGCCGGAGACAGACGGGAGGGGGCGAAGAAAACTGTTTGCGGGTGGTGGGCGTCAAATGCCCAGGGCGGTGCGGGTCTGGGCCATGCGGTCCTCGCCGTGGACCTTCTCGACCAGGTTCACGAAGTCGATTTCGAGGATGGTTTCGCCGTCCAGCACTTCCTTGTAGTAGCTCAGGCTGTACTTGAAGGTCTGCTCCACCATGTCGCCAGCCTTGGAGCTGCCGGGGTCGCGCTCGGTCAGGCGCCCGCGCATGACGACTTCTACGGCCTGCACGCCCTCGCTGTCATCGGTCTGCAGGGCGCCGGCAAAGCGCAGCATCACGGCATCGTGCTTGGCGGCGCCCCATTGCTTCATGAGGCCCTTCATGTAGCCGGCCGCCTTGAGTTCGGCTTCCATCTTGTCCTGGCCCATGTCCAGATCAATGGGGCCGTTCATGCCGCCCCCCCGGTATTCCTCCAGCTTGCGGGTGAGGGTGGGGAGGGTGACTTCGGGCATTTCGCCCATGTAGTTCTCTCCGTCGATGAAGGTGGCGAAGTTCTTGAGTTTGCGGGGCAGTCCCATGGTGTGGATCTCCTGTGTGCTGGAATGCGGCCGGGCTTATTGGCCGGTGCCCACGCGCATGGCGAAGTCGCCGAAATAGCGGTCGGTGATGCGCTGTCGAAAGCCCAGGTCTTCCAGCGGCGGCACGGGCGTGTAGTCGTAGTCAAGCACCAGCTTGCCGGCCTTGAGCGCTTCGGTGGTGTTGACCTCGGCGTCAAACCAGGCGCGGCCGTCGAGGATGTAGCCCAGGGCCTTGAGTTCGCGGAACTTGGCGTTGATGCCTTCGATGATGTCTTTCACCATGCTGGGGTGCATGGGCTTGTCGACGAAGGCGAAGTGACCTTCTGCCATGGTGTCGGCCAGCACCTGGGCGGTGCGCACGCTGGACTCGAAGCGGAACAGTTCGTCTGTGCTGCAGGTGCGCGAACCCCAGAAGCGATAGCCCTGGTAATTGATCAGCGTGGTGACGTTGCCCTCATTGAGCAGGTTCGCGTCGGTCTCGGAGCTTTGCAGGTCGAAATGCACGTCCTTGCTGATGCCCACGGGGCCATTGAGCGGCACGTTGGACAGGGTCTTGTGCCAACCCTGCTCCACGTCGATGCGGGCGCGCAGGCCCATCGCGTAGGCCACGGCCGGCACGTTGGTGGCCTTGTTCGCCGTGGTGTTCCAGGCCTTGAAGTCGGGCCAGATGACCATGGTTTCCCGGGCGCCAAAGCCCCCTGCATAGGTCAGAGCTGCGCTCACATCTTCGGCGCCGTGGGCCTGCACGTAAGCCATGGCACGCAGCTTGATGGCGGCGGCCGTAAGCGCATCGGCCACGGGCTTGGTGTCCAGGCCCGGGGCACCCAGAATGCGCGGCTTGACACCCAGCTGCTGCTGCGCGGTGATCAGCGCCTGGATGCCGGAGCGCTTGCCGGCCACGTTGTCGCCAACCACCAGGCTGGTCTGGTCGGCCTCGATTTCTTCGGTGGTTTGCCCGGCACCCACAGGCACGCGCACGATGATCAGCACGGGGCGGGACTGGTCCTTGATGGCTTTCAGGGCCTCGGGCAGCGTGCCGGTGGCGCCGGCCGCGTCCAGTGCCTTCTCGATGTTGGTGAAGAGGACGGGGGTATCGAGCGGGAATTTGATGGCGTCGGCATCTGGGCCGGTGGCCACCAGGCCGATGACGGCCGTGGAGACGATGCGCAGCGTGGTGGTCCCGGTGTTGACTTCCGAGACGCGCACGCCGTGGTGGTAGCCGGCGAGTGACATGGTGAAGGGCTCCTGCAGGGGGTCGGTGGGTGTGCGGTGTGTGTCTGCATGTTCCCCCGCCCGCGCGTAGGCGGCCAGCAATGGGCGCGGTGCCAGAGCCTGCTACCCACAATGACAAAGCCCGCCAGGGTGGTGGCGGGCTTGTGGTGGCGGCGCGGCCGGTTCAGGCCGGCAGCTCGTCGGGGCGCGGCGGCGTGTCCGTGATCTGCAGTGCGCGGCCGTCTGCGATAAGGCCCACGTCTTCCAGCAGCTGCACGCCGGCCGCCACATCGGGGTCGTCAAGATCGATGAAGCTGGCCAGCTCCTGATCTTTCAGGTTGCTGCGCAGCTGCGCGGCCTGCATGCGTTCGGCGCTGGTGGCGTCGGCGCGGTCCACGGCCGCCCATTCGATGCTGGCGCGCTCGGCGCCCGTGAAGCGGCGGCGAAAGGCCAGCGGGGTGATATGGCGATGGATCTGCGGCGCCGGCGCGGGCTGCTCCTGCTGCTCGGCCAGGCGCCAGCGGCCGGGGTACATGGCCTGGGCCGTGTGCTCGTCGGCCAAGATGGTGTTCAAGATGTTGCCTGCGATATCGAGGACGTGGATGGTTTTCATGGTCTTGCGCTCCCTTACCCGCCTATGCGCTTGTACAGGCGCAGGTATCCAAGGCCATCTCCTCCGGGCCACGGCGCTCGACTGGGGTCGCTGCAGCGACCCGCTGAACCCCCACGGCCCGGCATGAAAGCACTGCCTTGGCCTACTGCAACGCCATAACCGCCACCGAATATTCCAGCTTCCACGCCCACGCTCCCCCCAACCCCCACTCCGCCCGACTCAACGCCCGATGTCGTGAGGTTGAATGGCCACATGTGAAAGCCTTTTGGCGCCGCCTTACCTCCCACACTGCTGATGTTGTTGATGCCAAAGCCTATATCTACGGCTGCACCTCCCGAGTAGAAGCCGTTTGCTGTTGTCACAGACGCTACCCCTCGCCGCCAGTAGTCGGCCCCTGTCACGCTTGCCGCGACTGGTGAGGTCGTTATATCGCTTGTGGGTCCTGCGTCTCCGCCCTGGCACGTCATCAAAGGAACACCATCAATGGAAATGATGGTGCTTCCTCCTGCTAGCGATGGCTTACCTGTTTCGAGGGTGGCCGCGCCGCCCGCACCGATGGCAAAGCCGATCACGCTTCCAGCTGAGACCGCTTGCGCGCGAACACCCCATGGCGCGGAGTTTCCGGGAGAGTAAGACTTGCATCCCCCAGCGCCGCCGCCCATTCCCGAGACGATGGCCCACCCGTCATGGGGCACGTTGATTATTTCGCTGTAGAAGATCAGCCGGGAGGCGTACTCCAGCATGTTCTGGCCCAGCAGGTCGCTGACGTTCATGTTTTCATCCTTGGGTCAAGATCCAGCCGCCCGAGACAAAGCGCAATGTCAGGCGCCAGCAGTTTTTGTCGAATACCAGGTCTTCGCGCCGGCCGTTGATGGCGTGATCGGCATCGCCACGGCGCAGCGTGAACACCCCCTTTTTCCAGAGTCCCCACGGGTCCGTGAAAGCGATGGTGTCGCCCTCGGTCGGGTTGGCCGGCAGGGGGCGGTGGTAGGCCACATCGGTCTTGAGCGCGTACTCCACGCCGGTCTCCAGCACCTGGCCGCTGGTGGTGCTGTCGGCCATCTTTTGCCGCAGGGTGCCCAGCTTGTTGAAGCCCGCCACGGCCTGGGCCGGGGTGCTGGCATTGAGCACGGATTGCAGATCCACGGCCTTGTTGGCAATGTCCTGGCGCAGCTGCTGTAGCGCCTGCTCTGTGTTGACAACGAGGGACTGCAGCGCATTGGTTTGCGCCTGGTCCACCGCCTGCAGCTGCGCCACGCTGGCCTTGGTGGCAAGGGCTTGGGTCACGGACTGCATGGCCGTGTTCAGCGCCTGCTGGGTGGCCATGGTGGCCACGTCCTGGCCCAGCTCATGGATGGCCATATCGATCATGACGTAGGCCAGGATCAGGCCCAGCACGTCATGCTCCAGCGTGCCGCCCGGGTCGGGCAATGGCAGATGCAGGTGCTCGGTTTGCTCTTGGCCCATGGTCAGACCTCCAGCACCACGGCGCGCAGGTCGGTGATGAGGGGCCGCGCGTTGAGGTCGCCTGCCATGACCAGGCGCACACGCACGCGGGCGGCCTGCACATCATCCAGCTGGTAGGTGTTCTCCAGCGTTCCGGCCGTGGGGTGGCTGGTGGACAGGTATGGCACGCTGACCCACTGGCTGCTGCCCTCGGCCTGGCACTGGACAATGACGCCGCTACCCCCCGGCAGGGTGGCACTGAGGACCACGCGCAGGCTGCTGGGGCGCGTGGCATCGGCATTGATCCATGCGCCCACGTAATCGCCAGCGGTCTGCAGGTTGCCCGCCAGCAGCGTAATACCTGGCTCCAGTGCGGCGGCCAGTTCGCGGGTGCAGTGCAGCATGGCGCGCACGGTGACGCTGCCGGTGTAGCGCTCGGTCAGCTGCTTGACCTGGCCGGCCGCCACGCGGTGGACAACAGGCTGGCCGCCGACAGTGGTTTCCAGCTCGAAGGTGCATCCGGCGCCCACGGCGGGTTCATGCGCGAAGGCTGACACCATCAGGTCGGTGGCGTTGACCACTTCCGCATGGCCCAGCTCGATGGTGCGCGGACTGCCGGCGTATTCGGCCACCAACAGCTCGAATGCAAGATCCATGTTCTGGTGTGCGGTCCATGTGGATGCGTTGGAGCTGGACAGCAGCACACCCACGGTGTAGGGCTGGCTGGTAATCCACTGCTGGCCGGTGAGGTCCCATTTGCTCAGCTCGGCAATGGCCAGCGCGCTGGTGGCGTCGGTGGCCAGGATGACGGCGCAGTAGTCGCGGCCGGCTTCCAGCAGGGTGGACGGCCAGCGCGCGATGGTGGGCGTTCCGTCCGTCTTGACCTGCTCGGGCTTGAGCACGCATTCGGCCAGGATGCGCTGGCTGGGGTAGCCGTTTTCCACCTCGCGCAGCTGCACCTGCAGGGCGCCGCCCACGGCCGTGGCCCAGAGCTTGATGCCGGTGGCCTGGCGCGTTTGGGCGAGGGTGAAGGTCTGGGCCAGCGGGTCGTACTTCTGCAGCCAGATACGCGTGACCTGCTGCAACTGCTGCTCGATCAGCGTGCCTTGCCCCGTGAATTGCGCCGTGCCGTAGCTGCCGCCGCTGCCCTTGAAATCCACATCCTTTGTGCCGGCCGGAATGTCAGCGGGCACAGTGAACTTCCCACGCAGCAGGCCCGCCGCGTCGGCCACCAGCTGGCCACCGGCTAGGGGCTGGGCCGCCACGGGCAGGCCCGCGAAGGTGAGGCTTTGCAGTGTCTCACCAGGGCCGAAGTGGCACAGGAATTCCACGCTGATGGGGCGCAGGAATTCCAGGGCCTTGCTGTTTTGCTCCACCACCACGTCCACCACGTCGCGGCTGGTTTCGCGGGCCAGCACGCCGCGGCCCTCGTAGAACTTCTCTTCCGTGGGCGAGATGTAGGCGCCGGTCGTTTCGGTCCAGCGGTCCACGGCCGGCATCAGTTCGATCTGCGCGGGCATGACACCGAAGGCGCTGTAGGGATTGACCAGCATGGAGCCGCTGCGCAGCGGCTGGCTCACGGCCGCCACGTCCTGGCTTTCCACGGTGGTGCGGGCGGTGATATCCAGGCCCAGCGGGTAGGCGGTGACAACGTTGGGCAGCTGCAGGGCGCGGTTGGCGATGGCGCCACTCTGAGCCACGCCCAGGTCACGCATGCTGCTGTCGTGCATGGGGTCGGCATAGCGGCCCTTTTGCACGCCGGCCCAGCGGCCGGAAACGTCCACGGCCAGGCTCAGGGTGGCAATGTCCACCTCGATCTTGTTCATGCGCTCCAGGCTGCGGTGCTGGGTTTCCATGGGCACCATCCGCACGCGGTCATCGATCACGCGGCGCTCGTCGGTCCAGGGCTGGTACACGGTGCCGATGCTCAGGCAGTTGGATGGCGTGCGCGGCTTGAGCGGGTTGAAGGCCGATGACACGCCGCGCACCCACTCGGGTACGCCGTCGGTGTTGAGCACCAGGCGGTCATAGCGGCGCAGCGCGAAGTTGTACGAGGTCAGCACCTGCGTGCCGGGCAGGGCGCCCTGCACCTGAAACGAGCGCTCCGTCTGGTGGAGCACATCGGCCACGATGTTGCATTTGTAGGTGGCCTGGTAGGTGGTGCCGGGGGCAGGCTCCGGGCCGGTGGGGCTCCAGTCGATTTGCCCGGCCACGAGGTTCCAGCTTGCGCCCTGGGCGTAGACCGTGGCGCCTTGCTTGACCTGCTCCACCTCGATGACGGCGTTGTCCGGCAGCGGGTCGGCCGCGCCGATGAAGCCGCCGTGCACCACATCGACCACGCGGCGCACGGTGATGCGCGCCTGCACAACGCCCACGGCCGGCCAGCGGTCCAGGTTGATGGTCTGCAGGTCGGCGGTGAGGCTGGCGTGGGGCTCGCTGTCGATCCATTGCACATCGGGCTGGGTGGCGTAGACGATGCGCCGATCAGCGCCCAGGCGCAGGCCCAGGCCCCGGATGCGGGCCACGCCGGCCTTGAGCGTGTAGATCTGCTCACCCGTGGCCAGGTCATCGCCCATGACCAGCTGCAGGCCGCTGGAGACGTAGTTACTTCCCGTGGATTCCTCGTCGTAGCGTGCCAGGGCCTGGGTGACGGCGTCGATATTGGGCGGCGGCTCCTTCGGGCGCACGTTGCCGTCCTCGATCAGCCAGACGGGAAAGAATTCGCCGGCCGTGCCGTCATCCTTGATGCCCCAGACCAGGGTGATGCGCTCGCGGTCTGCGCCGGGCTCGTCCCAGCCGCGCGTGCCCTGGGCGGGGTTTTTCAGGGTCGGGTCTTGCAGATGGGTGACAACATCGCGCTGCAGGTACGCGCCCACGTAGACATTGCCCTCGGTGGCGATGGGCAGCTGCGCGGCCTCGATGGGATGCACGGCAGCATCGACGTACAGGCGGCCCGCCTCCAGCTTGGCCAGCTTGGCCTGAATGTCGGTCACGCACTGCGCGCCGCTGACGAGATCGCCGGATTTGAAAAGAATGTCCATGAGGCCGCGCAGGCGGTAGTCATTCATGGCCCATTCGTCATTGGCTTCTGCGGACTGCACCACGCGATCGTGGTGCACCAGCAGCCGGGTGTAGCGCTTGGTGGGGTCGAATCGTTGATAGACGGTCATGGTGTGGCCCGGTCAGAAAGGCAGGATGATTTCTTCGAGGTCGCGTTTGTTTGCCGGGCGCACCACCACGCTGCGGCGCTCCAGCGTGTAGACCTCGCCGGGGTTGGTGATCTTGTCGGGCGTCACGTAGTACTGGCCCGGTGGCACCGAGGCAGCCACCTGGGTGCCCATGAAAACCGCCATCTCGCGTATGGGTTCGTCCACGGCTTCGCCATAGCCGAAGGTGGTGCGGATCAGCAGCATGCGCGTGGGCACGGGGCTGATGCTGTAGCGGTCGCCCCCCGGCGCCTCGATGGTGCCGGCCGGGTCGCGCACCACGTAGTGCTTTTCCGTGACCAGGCGGCGCGCAATCTCATCTTCCAGGCCGGTCTGGCCGCTGCCCGCTGGTGGTGTGGGCTGGCCGTCCCATTCGGGCCGGCCCCGCCCGTAAGCGATGTGGATGGTCATGGCCGCTACGGCCACGGCCAGCACGATGCGGCCTCGTTCTTGCAGTTCTGCTGCCATGGTGTCTAGTCCTCAAGTCGGGTTGTGATGGTTGGGCAGACCACGGCCCATGTGGCCGAGTCCCAGCTGCCGCGCCAGCCGCGCGTGTTGTCCAGGGGCATGGGTGCCTGGCCCAGGGCCTGGCCCGCGCCGAAGGCCATGGGCTGCTGCGGTGGCCAGGGGCTGGTGGCCATGTGGCCCTCTCCCGGGTTGACGATGACCGGCAGGCGCTGATAGGTCGGCGCCACGGTGGTGGCCAGGCCGGTACCGCCCATGGCCACGTCGGCCATGACCTCGCTGTCATAGACCCAGGCGTCGTAAGTCAGCGAGTCGGCCGAGGTCACGGCGGTGTGCCGCAGGCCGGCCGCCATGAGCGTGGCGCCATCGATCTGCGGCGCCTCGCTGGTGGTGGCGCGGCGCGCGTACTGGCTCACCTTGATGGGGTCTTCGCCCTCGGGCAACTGCACCCAGGTGCCGCTATCGTTGTCCCAGATGGCGCCGTCATAGCGCGAGCTGTCATAGCGCAGGGCGCGCGTGTCCTCGCCGTGGAACACGCGGTAGAAGCTCACATGCAGCGGCAGGCTGGCGCGCACCACGCGGACCATGGGCAGCAGGTCGGCGTCGGTGACCAGGCGGCCCGGGTCGATGTGCAGCAGGTAGCCGTCTTCCTCGATGCGCAGGACCAGGGCGTCATACCCCAGCCAGCCCAGGGCGCGGCGCACGCTGGCCCCGTTGCCGCGCTCGCGCAGCCAGGGTAGGGCGTTGTCCAGCAGCGTGCCAAGGTCCGGGAAGTAGGGCGCGAATTGGGCCACCTGCCACTGCATGGCCAGCCATGGCTGAAACGCGGGGTTGGCGCGCACGCTGGCGGGCTCCACGGCATCGGCCATGGTGCCCCACTGCGGCGTGGCCTGGTCCACGGCGCGCTCCAGCGGTGTGACCTGTGGCGGCAGGATGTGGCGGCGGCCGGCCTGGGCGGTGGGCGGGGTGGCCATGGCTATTGCACGCCCGCGTCAATGAGTTCAACTACGCCGGGCACCGGGTACTCGTCGGCGGCCAGCACGGTGGTGGCAGCGGGCGAATCGTCGGCCATGTAGCCCACTTCGGCCACTCCCGGGGCGTGCAGGATGCTGGTGATCCAGCTGCGCGCCACGCGCCGGCCCAGGGCCGCCTGCGTGCCCAGGTTGGCGGCCAGCAGCGCGGCCAGGTCAGCCAGCAAGGTAGGCGATGCGCCGGCCGTGCGCCAGATCCTGGCGCGCACGTTGATGGGGTGGGGCTTGGCCAGGCCCACGGACACGACAACGCCCAGCATGCGGGCGGCCTCATCGTCCAGCGCGGCCAGCACCTGCTGCTCGGTGGCCTGGGCCGTGTCGTGCAGCCACAGCACCACATGCACGGCGCCGGGCTGCGGCTGCATGGCGTGGGCGCCACGCACGTTGAGGCTCGCGGTCATGGCCACGAACTCGTAATGCTCGCGCGTGCCTTGGCCGGCCAGGGCGGCGATACGCAGCTGTATGCGCAGACGCAGGCGCTCGTCGTCTTCGCCGGCCAGGCGCACCACGCCGGGCAGGGCGCCCAGGTGGTCGAGGTCGCCGCCCGTGGCGAAGGCCAGGAGGTGGGCGCGGGCGGCATCGTTGACGCGGGCGCGGTAGAGCATTTCGCGGTATGCGAAGGCTTCCAGCAGCTTGACCATGGGTTCCGATTCCAGGGCCAGGACTTCGGCGGCCTCGGGGTAGCGGGCCAGGAGGTCGGCTTTGATGTTGCGCACCAGGGCCTCGAAGTCCAGGGACTCGATGACGGCGGGCGGCGGCAGGGTGGCCAGGTCCACACGGCTCATGGGGCGCCCCCGATGTTGACGGCCAGACGCAAGGCGCGGGCCTTGGCGGCGGCCGGGCTCAGGTAGTCGCCCCAGATGGTGATGGTGGCGCGGCCGGGAGTGTCCGGTACGCGCTCGATGTTGAGTTGCCGCAGCGAGAGGCGGGGTTCCCAGCGCATCAGCGCGCTGGATGCGGCGGACAACAGGCGGATTTGCGTTGTGCGGTTGTCGGGCTGGTCGATGAGCGCGGGGACCAATGAGCCATAGTCGCGCCGCATGACGCGGGTTCCGATGGGCGTGGCCAGGATATCGCCCACGGACTGGCGCAGGTGCTCCAGCTCGGTGATGCTGCGGCCGGTGCGGCGGTCCATCATCAGACAGGCCCTCCAGTGTGGGCCGGTCCGGGCTCCACGCCGCCGTGGCGGTGGCGCGTGAGGCTGATGCCCTTGGCCACGATATCCACATTGGTGGTGATTTCCTCGGGCGTGACGCTGAGCAGGGCGCCACCCACGTTGATGCGCAGGCTGTCGCGGGTCATGGTCAGGGTGCACTGGCCCTCGCCCACGTCCAGGTTGATGCCCTCCATGCAGGCGATGCCGAGCACGCCCGCCAACCATTGCCAGTGGTTTTTTTCATCCCACTCCATGCGCTCGCATGCCGCTTGGTCGCTGGGCTGCTCCATGGCGTCGGAGTACAGGCCCATCAGGGCCACGCCCTGGGCCATGTCGCCGCCCTGGCACAACACCACGGCCTGCTCGCCCACCACGGGCGGGGACCAGTGCCGGCCGCCCTTGGTGCCGCCAGCGCGCAGGGCCAGCCAGGGGAGCCAGTCCGTGGTGTTGTCGCCCACCTTGACGCGGATGCGCGCCGGGCTGGCCAGGCGCACGGCGGCCACGGTGCCGCGCCGGATCAGGTTCTCCAGGCGGCGGGCGGCCTCGTAGGGCGATTCGGTTTGTGCGACGGGCGATTCCATGGCCTCCATGGTGGCCACGCGTGCGCGCGAAGGCCACAAGCATGGCCGGTGCCAGGCGGTGCAACCGCCGAGAGGCGGTCTAGAGTTTCAGGTGCTGCAGCACCAGGCTGCGCAACCTGTCCAGATCCTCGCCCCCGTAGCCCAGCAGCTCGCGTGCCGGGTAGTCGTAGCGCGGGCCTCGGCCGGGGTTGACGTTGTCTGTTTCGCCGAAGTGGTGGACGCGGGCCACGCGCTGGGCGCGGCCCAGGAATTCGACCACGGCGCTGTCTGCCTGGCCCTTGGCCTGCAGCGCCTTGGCGCGCTTGAGCTTGGCCATCATGGGGCCGGTCTTGGTTTCGAAGCGGGGCTTGCGCCGGCCCTTGAGCGGCGGGGGTGGCTTGCGCGCTTCCCAGCGGCTACCGTCGGGCGCCTGCTGCTGCGTCATGCGGCGCGTGTTGGTGGTGCGCAGACTGCGCGCCACCTGGGCGGCCAGGCGCTTGCGCTCAGGGGGGCTGAGTTTTTCGAGAAAGGCGCCGGCCCAATCCTCCAGGGCCTTGAGTTCCTGGGCCATGGCTTACATCGGCATGCGTTGGCGCCAGACGGGTGGCAGAAATTCCCAGGTGGCCAGCAACTGCTCGTCGCGCAACCACAGCTCCCATTTCTCCAGCGTCTGAATGTCCTGCCCATCGAAGCGCTGCAGGCCCACATGCCCAGGCTCGGGCGGGTGGGTGATGCGCAGGCGCGTGTCGTGGTCCGGGTCGGGCTTGACGATGGCGCGCTCTGTGAGGTCGATTTCTATGCCCAGGTCGTAGGTGGTTGCGCTTTGCGGTGCGACGGCAAAGCGTATGGCGTTCTCGCGCCTGGCGGGGTTGTCGAACAGCTCGGGCTGGTTGACCTGGCACCAGGCCAGCAGGGGCACCATGATGGCATCCGGGTGGCCGGCATAGCCCAGCAGCGTGGCATAGACCGTGTATCGGTACTCGAAAGAGAGCGAGTTCGTGCCCGAGGCGATGAGGCGCCCGTCATCGCCATAGACGATGAAATTCTCAGGGTCGCGCGCCAGGTCGGGCGCGCATTGGGCCAGGAAATCCCGCAGGCTCTGCAGCTTGAGCATGTCAACCCCCCATGCCGGCGAGCGTTTGCTCGGTCCAGCGGTCCATGGCCTTGCGCATCAGCTCGTATCGGTCGATGCAGTAATTCAGCTCCCGGATTCCCTGGTCCCCATCGTGGGCGATGCCGGCAAGATCAGCTGCTGCCGTTGGGTCAAGTTGGGCATACGCGGTTTCAGGCCCAGCGGCTCGACCCTGGGCGGGGCCGCGTGGCGCAGGTCCACAGCTGGCGGGCACTGCAGGGACGATGGGGACGCGCACGCGGACAGTGCCAGCACGCACGCCAGCAACATGGGTTTGATGAGCTGCATTCGCGGTTCCTTGGATGGTTTCGAGTTGGGCTTTCTGGTCGGCAATCTGCTTGCGCAAGTCGCGCTCTGTGCCGTCGCGTTCGGCGCGCAGCTTGTCTACGGCCTGGTCGGCCTTGCGCTGCTGAGCCTGCAGGGCGGTCTGCTGGGCCTGGGTGGCGCGGCGGCCCTCATGGAACACGCCCGCGTAGAACGCTGCCACCAGCAGGACCAGCAACAGCGCAGCGGGCACAAGGATGTGGGCGGCAATGAGGCCGCGCAGGTGGTGGCGGTGGGTCACGTCAAGGCCTCCATGCAGGCGCTGTGCCGTGCGAGCTGCCGGGTCCAGACTCCGCGGCAAACGCGGTTGCCGGGCGTGCTGCAGTCAAAGCGCCAGCGGCGGGGCCGGCCTGCGCTGTCCCATTGGTATGCGGTCCAGCCTGCGGCCTCCTGCCGCGCACTGGTCATGTATCGATAGGCCAGGTAGGCCTGGCAGGCGCCCGCATAGTCGCCGGCCCGGGTGCGCGCCAGCATGCTGGAGCCGCGCCAGGCGCCGCAGCCGTACTGCCCGGCAAAGTCCACGGCCTGGGCGAATTCGGCGGAATGCATGGGCGTGTCGCCCAGCGAGTCGCGCACGCAGTTGCCGTATTGCTGCTCCAGCAGGTTGGTGGCCAGCTGCCGGGCACGTTCGCGCGTGATGGGCGGGTCTGCCATGGTCACGCGCTTGCCGTCCTCGTAGTGCGTGGCGCCGTGGCCGATGGTGGGCACGTCGCCCTGCACGGGGATGATGGGCGCCGAGCTGAAACCCTCGGCCGCAATCCAGGCGGTGACGATGGCGGCGCCGATGCCCAGGAGCCGGGCGGGGATGCGCTGGCCGCTCATGCCTGCACCTTGCAGGCTGCGGCCTGGTCCATGGCTTCGCGGGCCTGCTTGGCGCGGCGGTCCTCGCGCTCATTGCTCCAGCGCCACAGCAGGTAGGCGGCCTGCAGCAGCACGTAGATGATGGTGAGCGCGGTAGCGGTGTGGGTCATGGTCCAGCCATTGGCCACGTTCGCAGCCACTACGGTGACGGGTGGGGCGGCCTTGGCGCTTTCCACCAGGGCGGTTTTGACGATGGTTTCGCGGTCCATATCAGTCCCACAGCTGAATCATTGGGCGGGCCGGCGCGGGCGCGGCCACCAGTTGGACGGGCTCCCCGGCGCCCAGGCCTGCGGCGCGTTTGGCCAGGCCGGGGTGGGCGTTGAGCGTGGCTTCCACGGCGCCGGCCGTGCGGCCCAGGTGCCGGTGGCACAGGGCGTCCAGCGTGTCGTGCTCATGGGCGCGCACGGTGGTGGTGGGGCTGCTGGCCATGGCTACAGCAGCTCCACGGTGCAGCGGGCACGGCCCAGCAGGTCGGCAATGGCCCAGCGCTGGTTTCTGCGGTGGTAGTCCACCTTTGCAGCCAGGGCCTCGCGCACGGCTTCCTCGCCGCCGCCGCCCACTTTGGTGGCCGCGCTTTCGCGGTAGGCCTCCTGCAGATCCGCCTGCAGGCATTCGTGCACGGCGCGGCGGTAGTGCAGCAGCTTGGCGCTTTCGCCACCCACCTGCGGCGCGGGCACGTCGCCCAGCTGCGCATAGCCCCAGCGCGCGCGCTGCTCGGCCGCCCACTCGGCCAGCTCGGCATTCACGCTGAGCATGGCGTCCTTGAGGGCCGGCAGAAGTCGCGCGGTGGTCACGGTGCCTTCAAGGCGGCAGGCATCGCGCACCTGGGCGGGCACCATGGCCGGAAACCAGCCGTCATTGCTCACGGTGGGCTCGGCGGTGGATGCGGGCGGGTTGGCGTTGGCAATGAAGGACATGGCGGGGCAGTGGTTGCGGTGTAGGTGGGCGGTGGTCCGTGGCGTTGGCCGTGCGTGGCATGGCCAGATGGCCGCAGCCACGGAGCCGCCCGGCGCGGGGGGTGCGCTCAGGTGGGAGCGTCGGACTGCAGCTCGGTCAAGCGGCGTTCCAATCGCTCCACGTCTTTTTTCACGCCCACCTTTTCAAACAAGGTGACGGCGCGTGTCAGGTGCTCCAGCGCGATTTGCACAGGCTGCAGCTCCAGCTGTTTGGGGTCCACCTCGGTAGTGGTGGTCTTGCCCATGGCGGCCCAGCCGATGGCCTTGTGCAGCTTGGCGCGCACCTGGTCATGGAGATCCAGGCCAGTGGTGAGCTGGTCCACCTTGGCCAGCGTGGCCAGGGCGTCAGGGCCGGCCAGCTTGCCGGCAATGGCGGCCTCGGCGGTTTCTTCCATCACCACGGAGGCCAGGTCGCGGCTGTACCTGTCGGACATCTGCAGGCCGTGGCGCAGCGCGTAGTCAGCCAGCTGCATGGCGCGCGGCCAGTTGCCCACGTCGATCTGCCACACGAGCACTTCCACAAGCACGGGGTCCTGGGCGCCGGCATCGGCCTGCAGCACGCCGTCGATGTAGGCGTCGAAGTCGGTCAGCAGCTTGACCTTGGCCGCGATCTTGTTGTCCACGGCCTTGATGTTTTTCAGCGTGGCCTTGTGGGCGTGCAGCGTGGCCAGCATGAGCTGGTGTTCGCTGCCTTGCATGGGGCCATGCGGGTCGATGGCGGCGGCCTTCGCTGCATGCTCTTCGGCCAGGACGCGGGCGCGGTGACGTTGTGCGGGTGTTTGTGCCATGGTTCAGTGGGCCTTGAGTTGTGGGCCACCGCCTTTCGGCAGTCGCGGCCCCGGGTCTTGGCTCGGTCGCTCAGGCGACGAGTTCGATGTTTTCCACCATGGCGCACAGGCCGTAGTCTTCGACCACAAAGCTGTCGTTGGAGCTTTCGTAGAACTCGATGCGGTCACGCTTTGGCACGTCCACCACGGCACGGCGGCGGGCGCCGTCCTGGTAGTAGATGGACAGGTTGTCCAGGCGCGTGATGAGCGTTTTTCCGGCCGGGAAATAGGGCACCACCATGGCCGGCAGGCCACCGAGGCGGCGCTGGCTCACCACGATGTCAGCAGCAAGGCGCTCGGTAGGCGCGTCGTTCTTTTCCACCAGGGGAAAGAGCTTGTCGTGCATGAGGTCACGGCCCACGAGCACCACCAGCTGCGGATCTTCTTGAAACCAAGGGTCCAACAGTGTTTTGTAAGCGTCGTACACCAGGGCATCGAGGTGGGCATAGTCGCCGCCCGCGCCAACCATGACCTTGCCCGCCACCTTGTCGCCTTGCTTCATCACGCGGCTGGCGGCGCGGGTGCGCAGCTTTTCCAGCCAACCGATATTCACGTCCTGCAGCAGAGGGTTTGCCACGCGGTCGGTGGTTTCTGCAGCGCTGGTGCCGTGCCAGCCGATGGTGATGCGATCCAGTGCGCCACGCGCCAGGACCTGGCCACTAACCCGGGCTTGGAAGTCCTTGAACTTCGACCAGGCATCCAGCGTGGCATAGCGGATGTGGGTGTCGTAGTTGGTTTGCTTGCATTCGTAGCCGTCTTTTTCCAGGCCCGTGGGGTCCACGGTTTTGCGTTCGCCCTCGCCCTTTGTGTCGGTGCGGCTGGCAATGGTCCCGCTGATGCCCAGGCCCAGCTTCTCGCCTTGCATTTCGCTCACGCCGATCACGTTGATGCGGCTCAGGAAATCGCTGCTTTCCTGAATCTTGGTTTCCAGCTTCTGCTGCACCGACGGCGCAACGTTGAATTTGCTGGCGACGTTGTCCACGCCGTTGATGCGGGCCTGCTGCCCCATGTAGCCATTGAAGAGGACGCGGGTTTCGTTGCGCATGATGAGTTTCCTATTTCGCGTGTGGTGGTGGTCTTGTGCCGGCCGTTGCTGCCTGGTCAGTAGTCAACGAGGTCGGCACCGCTGCCGCCCGTGGCGGGTGCGCGCCGGTTGCCTTCTGGCTCTTCATTGCTGAGCTTTTTCACCAGGTCGGTGTGTTGCGTTTGCAACTGCGCGAACTGGCCGGCCATTTCGTCCTGCTTTTGCGCCATGGTCTTGAGCACCTTGCCGGCTTCGCTGAGCGCTTCCACCAGGGGCGCCTGATCGGCCGTCGCGCTGTGCGTCTGCACGGGCTCGGGCTTCTTCTCTGGCTGCGGCGGGGAGAGCTTGTCCAGCAATTTGGAGAACATGCCCACCACGGCCTGCATTGCGCCTGCTTCGCTGCCAGTGGGGGCGGCGGCTTCTTGTTCCAGCTCCAGGCTGAAATGCTCGGCAACGGTGAAGAGGTTGCCCGGCTTGACCTTGCGGCCCGCCAGCGGGCTGGCGTTGGGGTGCTGTGCCGCAAACTGCAGCATCTCGGTGCCCAGGCTGGCCGGCGTGTCGGTGACGGCCAGGCCGACCATGTAGGCCTCGCCGGAGCCCGCGAAATCGGGGTCCACCTCGATGGAGGTATAGAGCTTCTGGCCCTTCTGGTTGATGGCGATCAGCGAGTCCAGTGGCTGAATCTGCGCATACAGCGCGAGCTTGCCGTCTGCCTCCTGCTTGGCCTGCACGGAAAGCACGTCGCCCTGGGCGGCAAACGAGCTGTCAGGCAGCAGGCCGCGCATGTGCTCGATCCAGACACGGGCGCCGTATTTCTTCGGGTCGAAGTTGCGAGCCATTTGCTCGATCCACGTCCGAGAAATGGTGCGACCATCGGTAGTGGCACCTTCGGTAGCCACGCGGAACAACTTGGACTTTTTCATGTGTGTGCAGGTTGGCGAGTAGGTTGATAGGCCCCTTTTGGGGATGCCTCTATGCTCCCGCCGCACCGCGTAGGCGTCCAACTGAATGGCCGGTGCGAGGCGATCACAGCGGGCAAAGGTGATGCGCGCGCGCGAGGGCATGCAGACACTCGATGGCATGACTGTTGCCGTGCGCCGAAAGAGGCCTGCCAACCCCTTCCCCATCCAACCCGACGCCACGCCGGCCGACCAGGTGCAGCTGCTGCATGACCTCACGGCAGACGGGGAGGCGGGCCAGCGGCGCCAGGCTCGGGCGCTGTACTGGATGGGGTGGCGCATCACGCATATCGCCGAGCACCTGGGCATCGCGCGCACCACGCTGCACGACTGGAAAAAATCCGATGGTTGGGACGCGGCCAAGCCCGTGGAGCGCGTCGAGGGATCACTGGAAATGCGCCTGTGCACGCTCATCAACAAGGAGGGCAAGGGCAACGGCGATTACAAGGAAATCGACGCACTGGGGCGTGCCATGGAGCGCTTGGCGCGCGTGCACAAGTACGAGCGCACGGGCCGCGAAACGGATCTGAATCCGGCCATCGAAAAGCGCAATGCCGGGCCAAAGAAGCAGCCCGAGCGCAATCACTTCACGTCCGAGGACGTGGACAAGATCACACGGGCATTTCTGGATTCGCTTTTCAACTACCAAAACACATGGTGGGAGCAGATCCAGCAGCGCACGCGCGCAATCCTCAAATCGCGCCAGATCGGGGCAACGTGGTACTTCGCCCGCGAGGCCCTAATTGATGCCCTGCAGACGGGCCGCAATCAGATTTTTCTTTCGGCCAGCCGTGCGCAGGCCCATGTTTTCCGGCAGTACATCATCGCGTTTGCAAAGGAGCATTGCGATATCGATTTGAAGGGCGATCCCATCGTCCTGAGCAATGGCGCCACTCTGTATTTCCTTGGCACGAGCGCGCGCACCGCGCAGTCGTATCACGGCAATCTCTATTTCGATGAATTCTTTTGGGTCAACAACTTCACGGAGCTGTGGAAAGTGGCCAGCGGCATGGCCATTCACAAGCATTGGCGCAAGACGCTGTTTTCCACGCCCAGCAGCCTGCAGCACCAGGCCTATGCCCTGTGGAGTGCGGAGCGCATCAACAAGAAGCGCGCCAAGAAGGACCGCATAGAGCTTGACCTTAGCCATTCGCACTTGGCTGGAGGCTTCACCGGCGAGGACAAGATATGGCGGCAGATCGTCACGGTGCTGGATGCGCAGCGCGGCGGCTGCAATCTGTTCGACCTTGACGAGCTGCGCTTCGAGTATTCGGACGAGGAATGGGACAACCTGCTCATGTGCGGGTTTGTCGATGACACCTTCGCCGTATTCCCGCTGTCCACGCTGATGCGCTGTCATGCAGACAGCTGGGATGCATGGAGCGATTTCAAGCCATTCACGCTGCGCCCCTTTGGCCAAAAGCCTGTCTGGATTGGGTATGACCCCAGCCACACGGGCGACTCTGCCGGCCTGGTGGTGCTGGCCGCGCCCGACAGGCCCGGGGGCAAGTTCCGCGTGCTGGAGCGCATCCAGTTCAAGGAGCCGGATTTTGAGGACCAGGCCGAAGTCATCCGCAAGATGACGGAGAAATACAACGTGGCCCACATCTGCATAGACACCACGGGCCTGGGCCAAGGCGTTTATCAGATCGTCAAGAAGTTTTTCCCGTCCGTGAAGGCGCTGCAGTACAGCGTGGAAGTCAAAACGCGCCTGGTGATGAAGGCGCAAAGCCTGATGCGCGCCGGCCGCTTTGAATTCGATTCCGGCGACGTGGATCTGCAGCGCAGTTTCATGGCCATCAAACGCGAATTGACGGGGTCGGGCAAGAGCGTGACCTATGCGGCTGGCCGTGGCGGTGAGACAAGCCACGCAGACCTGGCCTGGGCATGCATGAATGCGATGGACAACGAGCCGCTGGAGGCCGTCGCCGTGGGCGGCGTTCCCAGTCGCACGACTTTGGAGATTTTTGGATGACAGAAACCACAGCCCCAGCGGGCACCATGGCGGCGCCGGCCACTGCCGAGGCCTTCTCTTTTGGCGATCCCGAGGCCGTGCTGGACCGGCGCGAAATCTTGGATTACGTGGAATGCTGGCTCAATGGGGATTGGTACGAAACCCCCATCAGCTTCGATGGCCTGGCGCGCACGCTGCGCGCTGCCACCCACCACGAAAGCGCCATCCAGTTCAAGGCCCAGGTGCTCGCCAGCACGCTGCGCCCGCATCCGCTGCTGAGCCGCGCCACGGTGCATTGGGCTGCTCTGGACTTCCTTGTTTTTGGCAATGGCTACTTGGAGCGTCCGCGCAATCGGCTGGGTGGCACATTGCCACTGCGCCACGTACTGTCCAAGTACACGCGGCGGCACCGTGGCTTGAGGCTCTTCGGATTCCGGCGCACCTGGCAAGAAGAGCACACGTTTCCCGAAGGCAGCATTTGCCACATCTTCCAGCCCGATGTGCACCAAGAAATCTATGGACTGCCGCAGTACTTGGCCGCCTTGCAATCTGCCTGGCTCAATGAGTCGGCCACGCTGTTTCGGCGCCGGTATTACAACAACGGGAGCCATGCCGGATACATCCTCTATCTGAGCGACCCCGAAGTGGCAAAAGACGATGTGGATGCGCTGCGCCAGGCCTTGAAATCCTCCAAGGGCATGGGCAATTTCCGCAATCTGTTTTTCCATTCGCCTGGTGGCAAAGAGAAAGCCATCCAGCTGCTGCCCATCGGCGAGGCGGCGGCCAAGGATGAGTTTTTCAACATCAAGAACGTGAGCCGCGATGACCAATTGGCCGCCCACCGCGTGCCGCCGCAGCTTATGGGCGTGGTGCCGGCCAATGCTGGCGGCTTCGGCGATGTGGTCAACGCTGCAAGGGTGTTCGCGCGCAACGAAATCCAGCCCCTGCAGACCCACTTCGCGCAGGCGATCAATGATTGGATGGGGGATGTGGTCTGCAGCTTCGACCCCTATCTGCTGCCCAGCGTGGAGCCGGCACAGCAAGGGTTGAAGTAG